CCTTTCTTTTCGATTGCTTGCCCGCATAGTTGAAAAGGTGTAGAACTTATGATAAACTATAGTTGTATTTTTTTATCATCCTTTCCATTGCTTGCTTGATGGAAAGTTAAATCCTCACACTCAGAGTCGCCAAACTTTGCGAGTGTGGGGATTTTTTGTTGTCTTTTTTATTCTAGACCTGAGCTGACTTTAGAAGTCAACAAGAAAGAACCGTCGTCTTGTTTTGAAAACGAAAGAATAACACTCTTGTATTTACTACCAGTAGAAGTATATGATACTGTCTTACTGTCGTGGTCATTTACTGAACTAGTTGTTACATTGTTAGGTTCTCCGTGAACGCTAGCAACGTCATCGTAGTTAGTTCCACCAGCTCCATAGTTGATAATATCGCCAACTTGAAGCGCATCAAACTGTTCTTTTGTCCAGTTAAATTTAGCATCCTCTTCTTTTTGTGATGATTCGATAGAAGAGCTTACTGAGCTAACAGTTTCTTCAACGTTTTTAGCAGCGTTATTCAAAGCACGGGCATACATCAATTGCGTAGCGATAACAATAACCATTGACACAACTGCTAAAACTGTACCAATGATAGCCAACATTTTTGGCCTTTTTCTGTTAATAGCTAGACCTATCAAGCCCAATATAAGTGCTAAAACAGCAATAACAAAAGATAGATTGTTAATAATAGGCATCCAAGACCCAAATAGAGCGATTGCTCCGAAAATAATAGCCAAAATACCTAAAACTTTGCGTTCTTCATTCATAATGAGACCTCTCTCAGCTTTTAATGTGGATCAGTTATTGCACATTTTTTTATTTCCGTTTTACGAAACTATTTCTAAAATGGAAACAGTTGCTATCTCGTCAGATAATAAAATAAGGTGTACCTCTTAGAAGTACACCAGATAAGTTTATCCTTGACGAACAAGGCTTTTTTACATTCTTAGTGTATTTCTTTTTTTAGTTTCTGTCAAGCAACTATTTCCATTTTGGAAACAGTTGGTTTTAATTTATACTCTTGGTTCATTACGGTGCCAATCATTAGGAAAACCTAAAGACTGGTTGATTACATTGATGTCTATAGAAGGCAGCTTTTTCTCTAGTTTGATAACTTTCTTTCTAAGAGTATTCCATAAAATGTTGAATTCTGCTTTACTAATAAAGCATTGAAGGCTAATAATTGTTGAATATACAGTTTTTCTACTGTCATCTCCCATCAAGCTCTCTTCGTTATGAATCGTTTCCCAAAACGTACTATTAGAACGGCATCTGAAGTTTAATAAGCGGTTATTGTGAGCGCATTTGTTTCGTACCTCGTTAATATTTTTTAGAAAAGATATCAAGGTTTCTGGTGGGAAAACATCGTTAAAGTCAGGTACGTTTGTGCTTATAAAACTTACTAAATCCCGTGCGATTTCATTTTGGAGTGAATTCGGCAGGTTTTCAATAATTGTGCGTAAATCTCCAAACTCTAGATAATCAGTTAGTACCCAGATTGGGACATCTGAATGAGTATGTGCGTAGTGGTGAATTGAATTTCCTGTGTATCGCTTGTTTGTATTTATGATTTTGGATAGTTTTGATACAATAAATCCCACGTCTAATATTTTATTATCTGCATAAGAATTGGTGTTTAAATAAGCGTATTTTTGACTGGGGTAGGCTTCGGCGAATCTGTGAGCAGTGATTGACTTGATATGGTGTTCAGCTTCAAGAATAGCTTGCAAAATGGCTCGTTTTACATCTTTGTCAAATGTATAGAGACTTGAAACTTCGTCAAATGTGACGCCGTCAATATAAGTGTCAGTGCCAGGGTGTTGAAAAAACTTACTGTATCCATTGATAATATTGTAGTAATTGTTACTTAGCAGGTACTTAGCTGCTTTAGACTCATCTGTAATGGATAATCCTCTGATTTTTAGTGTTGCGATTTGTTCCTCGATTGTTTTAAATGGCTTCAAAAAAACTCCCCCATTCTAATTTAGAATGAAGGAGTTTTCCCGTATCGGTCCCCGTAGAGATCCCGACGCTTTTTCTCTAATGAATTCATTCTAAATGATTTTTTTTAAAAAGTCAACTGTTTTTTTAATATTTTTAAAAAATAATTGTTTTATTCCCCTCTATACACCCCGACAACTGCAAAAATCTTGATGTGTGTATCTTCGGCTGGTGGGAAGTCTAGGATGATGTCTTCATACTTGTCATTGAGCGATACTAGGCGTAAGCGTCCGTTTTCGGTATATATCTTTTTGAAGTAAGAACGGTCTCCGTATGCGATAACTGCCAAATCTCCGTTGTAGGTAGTCAGTCCTTTGTCTACTAAATAGAGAATGTCTCCGTCTTGGTAGTCAGGTTGCATGGAGTCTCCGCTTACCTTGGTAGCAATATCGTGGCGTGGTGGTTGCTCGTCAACCTCTATAGTCTCTCTGTCTGTATCGTCGTAACCGAATCCATAGTTGAATCCGCTAGCTGCAGCCGTCTCAGATACAACCTCAACTTGGTACAAGTCGATAACTTTCTCCGATACTTCGTTTTTCTTCGCTTTTCTTCGTTTCTCTTGTTCGTCACGTAATTTTTCAGCGTATGTGATAACTTTTCTTTGTCCAGGCGGTTCTAGTTGGTCGTAGATGGTTTGGATTGGGGAAGTGGCAGGTTGAGGAATGGTTTCAATAGACGAAGGTTTAGCTCTATCAAACAAATATTGAGGAGAAACTCCCAATGCTTCAGCATATACTCTAATATCAGTTTCATCTAACTGTCTATTTCCGTTTTCATGGTTAGAAATTGTATTCTGTTTAAAACCTGTTAACTCAGCAAGATTCTTTTGAGTTAATTTTTTTGTTTTTCTTAATTCTTTAATTGAGTTACCTAGTATATTCATATTAAACAACTCCTTTCATTTCTTATTATATACTAACGTGACAAAAAAATAAATTAAAAAATCTCAAAAAGTGATAAAAAATTATTGACATATATCTCAAAATGAGATATAATATAATCAAGCTTAAGGAAAAGGAGGTAAGGCAAATGATGGAACACATCATAAAAAGCCTAGCAACCAAGGACACCACAACCGTCATCTTGGCACTAGGCTTAATCAGAGAAGCACGTTTGTGGCACAAACAAATATTAGAACACAAACGTAGACTTCAAAACAAAAAGTAGAGAAAGGGGCGATGTCCCAACCTCTACTTGATAGTGTACCATCATTTGCCGTGAAAAGCAATGGATGAAAATGTTGGATTGATAATCCTAGCAGGATTTGTGATTGTATCTTTTACTATCCGTCAGATAGTGAAGTACCGATGTGATAAAAAAGATAAGGAGTAGAAAGGAGATATCATGGAATCATTGATAATTTCAATTTTAACATCTTTTATTGTGACATTTACTATGATGCATTACCACATTTATAAAGTAAATGAACTATACAAAAAATATATGGATTTTGAAAAATCGAGTGTAGAAGAATTCGCTGAATCAATTACAAGCAGATTTTCAAAAAATTCTTCCCAAGAGGAGTAATAGTAAAGCTTGTTTTTTCTAAAGCGCATTCTGGATATAACGCTAAAATATTTTTCACATCCTGATTGTTACGAATAACTTCATAATCATTATCGTTTGAATTCCAAATATCGGTATGTAAGTTTACAAGGCCTAGTCTTTCTAAATTCGTGAGTGAAGCTGAGAATTTATCTAAACCTTCAGTACCTGTAATGAAGTATATAATTGGAAGGATTACGTTATATCCTTGTTCTTTTTTAATGATCATCCTCATGGTAGGAATCGGATAACTTTCGTGATAATCTTTAGTTTTTAGATGTTTAAGAATGTTAGCGTCAGTTACATCTAGTTGCTTGACAATTTCAACAAAAGATGGGTGGAGTATTTTATTTTTTCTGTTATCTAGAGAACCTGACAATATTTTGGCAAACATTGAACGTAACTCTTCTTCTTCAATGTAATACCTAGATGCTTCTAGGGCAGGACCTAATATTTTTAGTGATGGTTCTTGAATATTTTCTGGTGGGATAGTTGCCACTTGTTGAAGTGTACTATTTTTGAGATTTTCAACATCGATTTCGTTTTTTGCACGCAATAATGCTGCTTGAGAAGAGAGGTCGTGACCATAATTGATATACCACCAATCTTGTAGTGTTTTAATCGGTCCAGCAAACACACCAGATGAAGTAGCTCCTCCTAAAAATCCTGTAACGAGAGGAAGAAAGTCTTTTAGTTGGTTTAGATCCATGATTATTATTTCTTTCTATTGATTTTTTGACTAAAACATGAGAGGTCTTAGTCAAGAATGATTATAGCATAATCTAAATTAAATAACAATATGTAGTGTTTTTATATGTTTAAAACACAATATATTGGGAAAGGAACAATGTGTGTGGAAGAAGTTTAAGCATTTGTTGATTGAAAAAGGGATGACACAGAAGGCATTAGCTGAAAAAGCTGGTATCAGTCCAAATACAATCAGAAATATCAAAACCGAGCGTATTTCTTTTAAGAATATGTGCAAAATCGCTGATGCACTGGAAGTCAGCTTGGATGAATTAAGATAAGGGGGTGAGTGCGTGCAGGAACTTACAAAAA